TGAAAAAACTAATAAATTTTATAAAAAGTTTATTCAATAAAAAAAGTGAGTTAGTTTATTCTTACAATAGAATGACTAACTCACAAATTGAAATTGAATTATTACAATTAATAAATGAATATCGCGATAGTTTAGGACTACAAAAACTAAAACCAAACGAACTAATAAACGATGTGAGTTATCGAAATACTCAAAGAATGTTATCTAGTGGATTCAATCATAATGGGGCAGTAGAAAGGTTTAATGAAGTTAGTAAAATTTGTGATTCTGTTTATGAAGCTGAAATATTGGCAAAAGACTTCACGGAACCAAAATCAATTCTAAAAGCTTGGATAAAAAGCGATTCGCATAATATACAAATGATTAAACCTAATATTAATGAGGTTGGCATATCATTTGAAAACAAAACAATATCAGTTATATTTGCTGAAATTAACAATTAAATAAATAACAATGGAACAATTAAAAAAATGGTGGTTGGTAGTAGTAGGATTCGCAGTAGTAATTCTAGACTTTGGATTCGATGCAATTAACCCATTATTAGAACAAGCTAAATTAGGCGAACATTTAATAAACGGTATTAAAATTGTATTTGGATTGTATGGTATTTACAAACTAAATCAACAACCCGCAGCTAAACTAATAGGTGAACCTAAACCGCCTAAAAGACCAAGTAATGGTTAATAGGATATTTTCAAACCTGCCAAAGATTATTATTCTTTGGTGGGTTTTTTTGTTTGTAATTATGCATACTGATTTTTATTATTATAATTATATGTTAATTTCTAAAATAGATGTGCCTTTTATAGCTATATCTATTTTACATTTTATCGTTTTTCCTAAATATTATACAATAAAAAAACTTATTTTTGTAGTAGGAATATTTTTTATTTTATTTATTCAAGTTTTATCAGATTTTATAAGCGAAAAATTATATTACACATTATATATTTCTACATTAATTATTACAATAAACGCACAATTACTTATAAATGGACAGAGAAGAAATTAGAGACTTTGGAGTAATAAAAGGGAGTATAGAACGCTTAGAAAATCATTTTAAAGTTTACAAAGACGATATGTTAGACGTAAAAGACGCTATAAAAGATTTAAGGACTGCTATTGTTGGCAACAACATAAACGGAAATAAAGGATTTATACATGTTTTAGACAGAATATCTGATAAAGTTGAAGCACTAGAAAATGAAAACATACTATTAAAAGAACATATGAAGGCGATTAAGTACGTAGCAGGAGTATTATTTACGGCTTTAATTGGTTCTTTATTTATTATACTAAGAAAATAATGGAATTAAAAGAAACAATAAATAAATTCAAAGCTAAACTTATGTTAGCAATGGAGCCTAAAACTATAGATATTAATAGTTTTGGTGAAATTCCTAAATATTGGTCTTTCTTCATGGATAGTAATAACAAGTGGAAATCTTTATCAATATGCGATAATACTACTACAGTATTATTTAAAGGTTTTAAAGATAGCGAAGTATCTAAGCATATACATAGTCTTAACGATGAAAGAACTTATGTTTTATCGGGTAATATAGAAGTAGTTTCAAAAGAAGGAGTAAAAAGATATGTAGAAGGAGAATCTTTTTTTATAGAAAAGAACACTGAACACATAGTTTATTTTATTGAGGATAGTTTATTAATGGCTATATTTACGCCTAAAATGAAAGGTTTAGAAATTGAATTTAAATAAATAAAATATGGAAACATCACAAAAAGGAATTAACCTTATTAAAATGTTTGAAGGATTACACGATGGAGACTTAAAGAAAATAGGATTGCAGCCTAAAAAAGACCCTATAGGAATATGGACTGAGGGTTATGGTCATGCAATGAAGGACTCTAAAGGTAGATTTATTAAAAGCGATAAAATGCCACTACATACAATAAAAACAGAAGCAGAAGCCGTTAAATTACTTCAAGATGATTTAAAGAAATTTGAGTCAATAGTTAAAAATAAAGTAAAGGTCTGTATTAATCAAAATCAATTTGATGCATTAGTTTCTCACACTTACAATACAGGAGGTTCAGATACTTTATTTAAGCTAATAAATAATAACGCATCTAAAAAAGATATTGAGAATTGGTTTACGCAAAGGTATATTTCAGCAAGTGGGGTAATACTTAAAGGATTGATTAACAGAAGAAGAACAGAATCGAATTTATACTTTTCTTAGATAATATTAAAGCTACTTAAAACATAGCTTTTTTATTTATTTAAAAATATATTAAAATAAATTAGTATATAAGTTATTTATTCGTATATTTGCTATCAGATAACAATTGAAAAATAGAAATTATGCAAAGTGTAAATTTAGAATTAAAAAAGAAAGAAGTTTATTTAGAAGATTTAGATAGTTCAATGCCTGTCGGTATTATTTGGGATGGTGGAACCAAAGGTTTTTTTCAATACGAAAGTAGTAGAGGTTTTTATATTGTAAATGGTAGTGGAAAATTTTATGATATAGAAAATAAAGTATGTGAAAAAACAATTGAAAAATACGTAAAAGAAAACAAAATTAAACAAGTTTATGTTTTTGATAGTGTTAAAGAATTATTTGAATGGTTAGTAATTAAATAAAACAAAAGCATTATGAAAACATTAAAAATAGTTATTTTTTGGTTGGTCGCATTTTTACTCATATGCTTATTCATTCACCTTACACCCGAACATTTAAGATAAAAAATTATGATACAAGCAAATGAATTAAGAATTGGTAATTACTTTAAAGATAGTATTGTAAGAATATTTATAGTTGAAGGTATAAAACTTGAATATGTTTATTTTTTATTAAGCAATGGTACTAAAATGAAATACAAAAAAAACACTTTGCAGCCAATACAATTAACAGAAGAAATAAAAGAAAAAATGAACGAAGATGAATTAATATTAGTAGATAAGTTAGGTTTTGTTATTTTCAAAAATAGTTATGCGTATCAATTTGTATTTGAAGATTACCCATACTTACACCAACTTCAAAACTTATACTTTGCATTAACTGGTAAAGAATTAACAATATGAAAAAAATTTTAATAATACCTTTTATATTGTTTTCTTGCGGTGGTAGTCGTTCGGTTAAACAAGAACGTTTAAACATCAAAACAGACACTTTAAGCGTTGATAATTCAATTAGCATAAAACAGAACACAATTTTAAAAGATGTAGGTAAATTGACTCCTTTTGACAATTCAAAACCTATGGTTATAAATGGAATCACCTACTATAACACAATAATAGACTACGATAAAAGTAAATTTAATGACTTCGAGATAGAGCAAAACGAAAATTTAAGTCAAGGTTCTACCAAATTAAGCGAATCAAAAAAAGATACAGAAAAAACAGATTACACTATAGCGATTATTGGAGTTGCAATAGTTTTAGTTGGAGGTTATATTCTGTATAAAAAATTACCTAATTTAAATAAATAATATTATGGAATACTCTAAAGAATTTAAATCTAGGCACGGTTTTGCAAACTTTGAAACCAAAACATTCCAAATAACAAATAAAAAAAATAGCGAAAATGTAATTTGCGAACTATTAAAAGTTCCTTGCAATGAATACATTAGGACTTATAAAGAAGTGTTATGTGAAGGTGGTGGATGGTATTCAAATAGTGGGAATATAATATCTGAAAAAATAAAAGAAGATTCTTATTGGTTAGTTATTCTTAATGAAAAATGCTTAGGATTTATAGATAGTAATTACAAAAAAACATTATCGAATAAATTACCAATACTATACTTAGGTATAACTAGAATTATAAAACATTATTTAAAATAATTACACTAAACGCTTGTTAAACTAAAATATATTACTATATTTGCTAAAAAATAATAGATATGAAAATTGAAACACACGAAGTAAAGTACGAAGGATTAGAAATAACAGTAACAGGTACTGTAGATGATTCAGACGAAACAACAGGTTACAAAGGAGGATTTAGCTACATAGGTATTTACGTAAATGAACAAGATATATCTTGGATGCTTAGACACGAAATAATAGAACAAATAACAGACTTAGTAGTCGAAGAAAATTATTAAAATATGATACACAAGTTCAATAAATTAAAGCATAAAACATTATTCTATACAGAAGTGTCAGTCGAAACTTTAAATAGCTTAAACACGGTTAAAACGGCTTGGTTTAATAAAACAAAAGGGTTTAATATACCAGATTGTAAACTATATATTGTTACCCAAGTTTTAGACAGACGCTTAAAAATAGAAAAGCGACAGAGAGAAATTGAAGAAGTTATAAAGAAATTAGAACCAATTAAAAAATAATATTATGACAGATTTACAAGAATTAATAGAAAACAATAGAATTAAATTACAAACAATTGATAATGTAATAAAACAAACAATTGACGAAAATGAACTTGAAAAATTACACGCTTGTAGAAGATTTGTAAAGGGTTTTATAGACGAATTAAAATTTTTAGAAAAATAATATTATGAGCGAAACAGTTAATTTTCAAACGCTACAAATACAAGCGTTACAAAGAGAAGTAGAAAGATTAAACAATATTATTTCAGATAAAGATATTGAAATTGAACAATTAAAAGTAGATGTGTTAGAAGAACGTTCACAATACAATATGTTAGCTAGAAATATTGAAGTAATTGACGAAGTTTATTTACAACCTATTAAAAAATAATTATTATGACACCAAAAGAAAAAGCGAGTGAATTAATACAAAAAGCATATGACTTAGACCAAGATAATAAAACACCAATTTATAAATGCAAACAAGTAGCTTTATTAACTGTTTATGAGGTTATAAAAACAATATGCGAATGCTACCCATCAAAAGATAAGGATATTTCTTTTGTTGAATTTTGGGAAGAAGTAATAAATGAATTAAAAAAATAATTATGAAAACAGATTGGAGAAAATACAGAAAATCAACTCACTTAGCAAGTGCTGATTTAGATGCAATGGAAACGGACGGATTGCCTTTAATATTCAATATTAAGACCGTTAAATACGAAACTGGTGTTGATGTAAGCGGAACAAAACAAGACGGTATATTCTGCTATTTTATGGAGAATGTAAAACCTTTAAAACTTAACTCTACTAATAATAAAATACTAGCAGGTTTCGCAAAACAAGACGGTTTAATAGGTAAAGAGTGCCACGTTATAGAGAATTGGCAAGGAATGAAAATCGAGTTGTTCGTTGATAGAAATGTTAAAATGATGGGTGCAATTACTGACGGTATTAGAATAAAACCTTTAAGACCTAAAGAAAAAGTAAAACCTACTTTCAATAAAGAAAACTTTGAAGCAGCTAAAAAAGCAAATGCAACTATAGAAATGATTAAAAAAAGTTACACAATATCAACTGAAATAGAAAAAGAATATGAGCAATATAGAGCAGAGAAGTAGCGAATGGTTTGAACAGAGAATTGGAAGGTTTACGGCTTCTGAAATTTATAAATTAATGGGCGTAAAAGGACTTGGTGAAACTGGTAAAACTTACATATTAGAAAAAGCAATTGAGCAGCTTTACGGAAAAGAAGAAGATGATTTTGTATCATACGATATGCAAAGAGGTATTGAATTAGAGCCTTTAGCATTTGCTAAGTTTTACGAATTAATGCAATTAAAGTTTGTAGATGTTGAAAATTGCGGTTTCTTTGTGTTCGGTAAAAGTGCGGGTGCAAGTCCTGACGGTTTAGTTGGAGATGATGCGATATTAGAAATTAAATGCCCTAAAAAAGAAACTTTCTTTAAATTAGTCGCTACCAACAAAATAGACCAAAAGTACTACTTTCAAATGCAAAAGCAGATGTTAGCTACTAAACGTAAAAAGGCTTATTTCTTTAACTATTTAATCATTGACGGTGTAGAATATCATCACACTATAGAAGTTGAAAGAGATGACGTTGTAATAGATAAAATGAAAGAACGTATTAAAGAAGCAGAACTAGAAAAGAATAAAATAATAGAATTAATTAATAATAATAAACAGTATTAAAATGAGCGAATTAAGAGGAACAATTAAAAAAGTACTTACTACAGAATTAGGAAAAACAAAAGAAGGTAAAGACTGGCAAAAACAATTATTCGTAGTTGCTAATAACGATGGTTATGAAGGTAAAGAAGCAATCTATTGTTTTGAAATATTTGGAGAAGAAAAAGTACAAAACTTTAATAAGTTTAACAAAGAGGGTGATTTAGTAGATGTGAGTTATAATATTTCTACAAATGAGTGGAATGGAAAGTATTACACATCGTTACAATCTTGGAAGGTTTTTAAAGCAGATGCAGTTCAATCACCACAACCTGCACAACCTGCGCAACAACTACCAACACAAGAAGAAGAAGAATCTGACGACGTGCCATTCTGATATAAAGGCTTAGAGCTTTTAATAAAAGAATTTGATTTAGTTATTTAATAAAAAAAAACAAAACCCGCTGTTAATTTGGCGGGTTATTAAAAAAAACACTATGAACGAAAATATAAAAGAGTACACAGCTAAAATATTAGGTGCATTACAAGAAACTATGAATAATGAAGATAGCGAACACTTCATTGATTTAAGAGAAGCTAACATAACAGAATTAATACATGTTATGACAAATATTGTTCCTAACTTATTTTACTCTGAAGTAACAGGCGAAGATATTAATTTTCTTGAATTTAATCACATAGCAAATAAACTATGTTTTGATTTTATGGATAAAAAATAATTATTATGACACCAAAAATTAAAAAAGTTAAAATGCATTTATTCTATTGCTTATGTCAATTGATGCTCGAGTGCTTAGATGAATTACAAGTGACTACTCCGCGAATGTTACTATTAAAAGAACAATTAATTGAGTTTTGCGAATTACTAAATGAAGAAGTAAAAGATACTTACACTATCCAAAAAAGCACTTACTTTCAAGAGTTGACAAATAAAATCAACACGGTATTACGTAAAAACTTTAACGAAAACATGTAAAATGGTTTTAAATTCAGTAGAAGTTGGCGAAATGTTAAAGATAACTAACAAAACAGTAGCTAATAGAGCAAATAAAATAGGGATTAAAAAAAAAGGCAATCATTGGTTGTTTAATGAATCTGAAATTGAAATGTTAAGAAATTACAGAACACCAAAAAGATTTCAAGCTAATTTTTATTTCTCAGCAGATGGTGAGTTTTTAATAGTAAACTCTAGAATGAATCAATATCAACGATTAAAATAAAATATTATGAGTTATTATGATGAAGTACTAATAAAATTGCATAGAGATTACGGCAAAGATGAAATGGTTAAATTTGCAGTAACAAAAATAAAAGAGTTACAAGTCGAAAGAGGTAAAAATGAATCTTATATTTACGAATTGACTAAGGAATTATTGGATTTAAAAGCTAATATTAGAAACAATAAGCTAAAGGAGTTTGAAACAGAAAAGCAACGTTATGGTTTAGAAATAGAAAAACTAAAAAAAGTATTAACTAAACGAAATTCAGAAATAAAAGAAAAAAATATTTTAATAACTAAGCTAAAAAAAATAAAGAATTATGAAAGTTAAAATTAAAAAATTACACAAAGATAGCGTTTTACCCTCTTACGCTAAATATGGAGACGCTGGAATGGATTTAACAGCTGTTTCAAAAAGTGTAGATTATGATGGTAATTCTGTTTACGGAATAGGATTAGCATTTGAAATCCCATTCGGATATGTAGGTTATATTTTCCCACGTTCAAGTAATTCAAAAACAAACCTAAGGCTTACAAATTCTGTAGGCGTAATAGATAGCGGTTACAGAGGTGAAGTTATGGTTAAATTTAGAAACGATAATTTTGCTAATTGTAATTATACTTTAAAAAACGATATTGTCATGGGTACTTTAGGACTACCTAAAGAATACGATATAGGAGATAGAGTAGCGCAATTAATAATAATGCCTATACCTACAATAGAATTTGAAGAGGTAAACGAATTAAACGAAACAGAAAGAGGTACAAATGGGTATGGCAGTACTGGGAACTAAAAACTAAAATTATGGAAATATCAGAATTAAACGAAAGCGACAGATTAAAGGCGTTGGAGTATCAGAGGAATGAGAAAGACCTAGCCTATGATAAAAAAACAGATATATTAATAAATGCCTTTAATTGGTCAGAAACAAATGAAGGACATTGTTATTGGAATAAATTACACGAATTGCCATCTAAAGAAATAACGAAAGACGAGAATGTGCAAAATGTAATTAATCAATTAAAATCACGTTCAGAAGTTGGATTTAAAAAATACGGTGTTACAACTGAAAGAAAAGATATTGATTTACTAGGATGGTTACAACATTTGCAAGAGGAATTAATGGATGCAACAATTTATATTGAACGATTAAAACAAGAAATAAAATAATTATGAGCAAAATCCAATTAGTTAGCAAAACACAAGGAGTAGGTAAATACAAAGGACTTACAAGTGAAGAAATAGTTTCAGCAATATCAAGGCACGGAATTATAAAAGAGGACGGCGGCAAGCTTGTAAAATACCTTATGATGCATAAACATTTATCACCTCTGGATATGATTAACTTTACTTTTGAAATTGAAACAAGTAGGGCAATAGGTAGACAGATTTTAAGGCACGCATCAATAAAATTTCAAGAACACTCACAACGTTATTCTGATAAAGTAGAATTTGAAGAAATAGAGTTAAGAAAAGAACACCCAACGAATAGACAGAGTAGTTTAGAAGTTTTTAATCCTGATTTTAATGGCATTATTTATGCGAAAGATGCTATACAATTACATTTAAAAGAAACGGAAAATTTGTATAAATCTTTAATAGAAGCAGGAGTAGCAAAAGAATGTGCTAGAATGATATTGCCAGAATGTACAAAAAGTACAATTTCAGCAAATGGAACGCTTAGAAGTTGGTTGTCCTTCCTGAATGTTCGTGTAGATAATCACTCACAATTAGAACTTCAACAATTAGCCTTGAAAATTGGCGAAGAATTAGAGAAAGAAATGCCAAACGTTTTTAGTCAATTAGATTGGAGAAACGGAATGTTTATGTAAACCCACAACACACTAGATTAATTTTTAGTGTGTTTTTTTGTTTAAAATATTGCGTAATTCAAATTTATGTGTATCTTTGAAGAAAATTAATAATTAAAAAATATAATATTATGGAAGCTAAATACAAAGCAAAGTTAATTTTAGAACAAATAAATAATAGTGAAATAACATTTTATTTGTGGAATGGTTCTACTTCATACGTTCAAGAATCTTTAAAAAAACAAGCCTTATTGGTGGTTGATGAAGTTATAAATACGCTTACGGATTTAGGTTTGGAAATGTATAATAAAAGTGGTGGTGGTTCGTATAATGAAAGGTGCATCACATTTGATAAAAGAATGTTTTACAACAATGTAAAAGAGTGTATAATTAATTTTAATGGCGAGTAACTATGAAAACACAATTTAAAGAATACATTAACGAGCTGAAAACTAAACATAATTTTTGGCTAAAATATTTTATATTATGAAAAAAGAAATTATAATGTTCAAAATAGGTAAAAAAACAGTGAAATTTACACTAGAACATAATTCAGAAGATTTAAATATACCGCTTAACAGTTGGTTAAATAGAACGGAAAACTACACCGTTAACAATTTTATTAAATACGTAAAAAGTAAAGATAGTTCAGTAATTATAAAAAGAGCTTAACATTACCAATAAAAGTAATAAAACAGAATATTACACATTTTAAAATCAATAAAAATATATTATGAACAAAAGATTTAGATTAAAAAAACACGAAGCAATAGCGTTAGGTTTTGAAGTGAAAGACGCATATTCAAAAGGAAATTCAAAATATCAATTAAACGAAAGCCAAGTTGTATCTTTGGAATTAATAAGAAAGCAATATGACACCAGTTTCATTGAAGTTAAGCGTACTTTAGATAAAAAAGGTCATGTTATATCAAAGATAGAAAAACTCGCCCCTAACGCCTTAATTGCAATACCCGAAAATCACGAAATTAAAAGAGTTAGTACAAATGTATCTACAAAACAACAATGGGTAATTACGGAGCCTGTAAAAGAATCGTTAATTGATGAAGATAATTTTTTAGATATAAAATATATATTAGAAAATGAGCTACAAAAAGTTTATGATGGCAAATTTATTCATACAGATAGCAATGAAGTTGATAATTTAATAATTGCTGATTTACATGTAGGTTCTTACATTGACGGTTTAGTAAAAACAAAAGATTATTCTATTCCTATATTAATTCAATACTTAGAAAAAACCGCAATAACAGTAAATAGGAACAATTCAAAAGAGGTTAATGTTCTTTGTCTTGGCGATTTAATTGAATCTTTTACTGGTTTAAATCATAAAAATAGTTGGAAAGGTTTACAAAAAGGGATGATAGGAGCAGAAGTTATTAAATTTACAGCTAAAATACTTCACGAAAAACTACTATCTAAAATAAATAATTTGAATAAAGTTAAGATAGTAGCGGGTAATCATGATAGATTAACAAGTGATAAATCAGAAGATGTTGACGGTGGAGCAGCTGATTTAATAGCTTATTCACTTGAATTAATGGGTTATAATGTAGAATTTCACCCTACAGTAATAAGTACTGAAATAGATGGCATTAATTACATTATGCTTCACGGACATAAAGGTATTTCTAGTAAATCTACAAAAGATATATGCTGGGATTATGGAGTACAAGGTATGTTCAATGTTGTTCTAGAAGGTCATTTACACTCACTTATACAAAAGTTAAGTCTATCGCAAAGAAAAGCATTTAAGACATTAAAAGACGATTGCACCGATACGTTAAGAATGAATTGCAGAAGCTTTTTTACAGGAAATGGTTTTAGCGAAGATTTAGGATACACTTCTAACGCAGGGTTCACTATAATAAGAAATAATGGAAACGGATTGCCAGATATTGACAATAAAATGCTATAATAAACCATGAAAGAAGAAACTAAAATACAACTGCAAATATATTACGGTGAATTAATGCAAATGTACGAATCATCACATTGTTATATTGAGAAAAAAAATATAATGCGTAAAAAAAGAGCTATTGAAGAATTGTTAAATTTAAACATTTTTTAAAATAACTATTTCAAATCAAATAAATAACACTATATTTGTAGAAATAAATGAAGTGAGACGCATTTATAACCCGAAAATATTATATAAATCCAATCTGGAAGGCTCGTCTCACATTAGCCAACTTGATTGGATTTTGTCTTTTATTAAAGTTTTGTTTGTTTTAGCAAAAACATTCATAAATTATGGCAAACGTCAAATTAATATTTCAAGGTTCTGAAAAGAGCGAAACTACAGAAACAGAATTACAGGTTTTTCACAACACTTTAGATGAAATTTATATTTCTATAAATTCAGAAGGTAATTATCCTGCTTTTATTTGTCTTAACAAATCAACAGCGATAAAATTTCATAGAGAATTAAAGAAAAATATTTCATTCATAGGAGAGGAGGTCGGAAATGGCAAAAGATAAAAAATCATTCCTTATTTATTGCGACTTAATCCATACAGTTAAGAAATTGTCTAAAGAAGATGCAGGAGAATTATTTATGCATATGTTAGAATATACTAACGACTTGAATCCCGAAACGGAAAACGCAATTGTCGATATTGTATTTGAACCTATAAAACAACAGTTAAAAAGAGATTTAAAGGCTTATGAGAAGTCGCTAGACGATAGAAGTTATAACGGCAGACTTGGTAATTTAAAACGTTGGAATTTAGATCTTTATAATTTAGTATTAACAGAAGTTAACACTTTAGAAGAAGCTGAAAAAATCGCTATAAGTCGCAAAGCATCGCTACCTGATAGTTCACTATCGCCAACCATCGCAAACATCGCTGTAAATGATACAGTTAATGTTACTGTAAATGATACAGTAAAAGAAACTATTAAAACAAAAGATGAAGCAGAAATTATTTATTTTTCATTTGATGATTTTTGGAATATTTACCCAACTAAAAGCGGTAAGGTAAAAGCAAAAGAATCATTTGATAAAATACCAAAATCAGATTTAGAAACTTTAGAAACGCATTTAAATCATTTTGTAAATAATAAACCTTTCAAAGAATATTCATACCCACACGCAACAACTTATTTAAATCAAAAAAGATACAAAGACGAAATAATAATTAATCAACAAAAAACTTTAAACAATGGAACATCAATTATCGACTCAGAAGAATTTAAACAACTCACTCAGGCAATTAGAAACTCAGGAGAGCGTAGATGATATAAAAATATCACTAGCAATGGTTATGGAGCGTTTAGGAATGGAATTAAAAGACGTAAATATGACATCTTTAGATATTCATCAAGAATTTAAGTATGTTACATTACTTCAAATTAGAGAAGCTTTAAGAATTGGCTCGCTTGGTGGTTACGGTAGAACATACAAATTATCTACACAAGAGGTTTGTATATGGATTAGAAGCTATTTAAACGATAAAAAACCTAAAATGATATAAGTATGAGTTGGACGCAAGATAATGCCTTAAAACGAATATTTAACGTATTTAAAAGGTCAAAGGATAAAGTTTACAAAGAAGATATAGAAGCATTGAAACTTTTAAGCGAAGAAATAGAAGCTAGAAGAATGATAATAGGGCAAGATAATTTATTATTCGCAAAACTTTTATGTTACATTTTAAACGCTAAATTGCACGACAAAGGAAATATGAAAAGTGCAATTATAATGGTTAGTAAAGTATTAAAAGAACCTTTAAATCATCAAATAGAATTACTTAGGGTTAATATTAATTCACAAGAATTGAATGTTTATTTATCTAGTATAGGTATTGATAATAATTTTCCTTTGCATGATTCAGATAAAAACTTAGATATTTTAAATAAATCAGATAAAGAAATAATTGATAAAATACAAAAGAATTGGGATTTTAAAACGGTTCAATCATCATTTTTAAAGACCGCAAACGAATTTTTAACAGAAACAGAAAATTATATTTAAAAAAGAATATTATGAAAATAGAATTTGAAACTTTTAGACAACTAAACGACAGTTATACTGTCAATCAGTTAAAGGTAAATGAACCTAGCGTAATCAACTTTTTAAGCTATAGAAAATATAGTGTTAATATAGAATTGGTAGAAGAAACAAAAGAAGTTCTAATCGAAAGGCTTGAAAAACTATTAATAGAAAATACTGGGTTTAATAGAAGGCGTGTAATACAACAAGAAATAGAAAAACTTAAAAAATAATATTATGAGTGAAATGAATTTGATATTTATATTAATTATAATATATGTTATAAGTGTTTTTGTTAATAGAAAATTAAATATGTATTTATTTAAAAAATTTAATTATGATGTTTATATTGGATTATGGTTTGCCCATATTCCAGTCACAGTATTGTTTTTGTTAATTATTTTTGAAGAAAATATGAAATTAGATAGATTTATTAGTAATTGGTTTAGAGGTGAAAATTGTAAAATAAATAAAAAGTAGTAATTATGGAAATATCAGAATTAAACGAAAGCGACAGATTAAAAGCGTTGGAGTATCAGATTAATGCAAAATATGATTTCGATAAGGATACAGATGTTATACTAGATGCATTTAAATGGCGTGATACTAAAGAAGGAGATGATTATTGGGGTGATTTACATAACTCAATATCGCAAATAAAATTAAGTAAAGAGCAAACATCGGTAATACCGATATCAGGTAATTTTGAGTTTAAAGAAGAAGTTTTAAATAATGAAAATTATTGTTTGAAATATTTGTTAAGTATTGATAATTATATAGAATCTAATATAAATCAGAGAATAAACTCTAAGGAGATATATTTTAAATAAAATTAAATTATGAGCCTAAACTTTGAAGAATTAGAAGATAAAGCAGTTGAAAGTGATGTTATAGACTTTCTTAAAATGCAATCAGATTGCTATGTAGATTTATCAGAAGAATTACAACCTCCTGAAATTTTACTTTCAATAGGACAACATAGATATAAAGATAAATACTATCCAACTGCCGTAATGACTGCGGGTGAATTTAGTGCGATAGTAGCTGTATCAAAAGCAAAGAAATCATTTTTAAAATCTGCTTTTCTTGGTTGTTATATCGGTGGTGATTCTAACTTACTATTTGGTAATATTAAAAGCCATAGAAACGATGATTATACTATTTTAGACTTTGATACAGAACAAGGTAATTACTACGCACAAAGAACATTTAGACGTGTGCAGGATATTACTAACAGAAGTTACGAGCATTACAAATGTTATGCGACTAGAAATCTAAGTAGTAAAAATAGATTATTACTTATAGACTATTGCTTAAAAAATCAAAGTGAATTATACTCGAAGCCAGTTAAATTAATATCTATTGATGGGATAGCTGATTTAGTCGATAATACAAACGATATTGTAATGAGTAAAGAAGCTTCTGATTATATTTTAAAATGGACTTTTGATTATAACATACACATTACAACTGTTATACACAAGAGTGGAACTACTGGGAAACCTTTAGGGCATCTTGGAACATACGTGTTAAAAAAAGCAGAGAGTGTTATTGAGTTAGAAGTTAACGAAGATAAAAGTATAACAGTATCGAATCCTTATAGTCGTGGAAATTCTTTCGAGTCATTTGTATTCGACGTTAATACAGATTCTTTGCCTTACTTAATAGAAAACTAAAAAATAGATTATGCAATACAAACTAAATATAAAAGGATTAAGTGTAAATATGGCTTTTAAAGGGAAAAAAGTACGCACACATAAGTATAACTCATTTATTAAAAATTGTCTATTATTACTACCTGAAAATATTCTCATTCCAGATAAAACAAATGTAAAGCTAGCTATTGAATTTGGATTTAGTTCAAAACTTAGTGATGTAGACAACTGTATAAAAACATTCGTAGATTGTTTAGTTAAAAAATATGGTGTAGATGATAGGTACATATTCGAGTTACACGTGTTTAAATCAATCGTTAAAAAAGGTGATGAATATATTAAGTTTAAAATTTATTAATCTTTTTTAATTAAGCTATTGTTTTATTCAAATAATAAACTATCTTTGTAACAGCAATAACGCTAAAAGATAAAAAATAGTAATTATGACAACATCAAACTCTTTAGAATCAGTAAGAATAGAATTAATTGAAATGTTTAACAATGGAGTTACTTTAACTAACATAAAAAGAAGTTTGACAAACAAAGGAGTTACAAACGAATTAGCTGATATGCTTGTTAGAATAGTAGAATTAAACACTAAGTAAAACCGATAATTAACTGGACAAATAAATAGCCTTATTTTAGATATAGTAAGGCTTAATAAAATATCACCTAATGATGAAAAAATTTATACTTAAATACAGAGCTTTAGATTGTAATTATAAATTAGAATTAGAAGCTGAAAGCTTAAATGATGTTTTATTAACTTTTTCAAGAAACTTTAATTATGTAGAAAAAGTATATTGCATCAGAGAAAAGAAATTTTCTGACACTGTTAATAATTCTGAATATAGAAAATTAATGAACATTATAAAACCAAGATAAATGACACAAGAGGAAATAGTTAAATTAGCAAATGAATTAAGCGACAAAGAAGCTGATAATATAATTAATGGTTTTAACGAAAAAGAAGAAAGACTTTTTAATTGCTTTTTAGAATATGATAATAGTAATAAAATAGCTATTTTTAAAGTTATAGCAGAAAAATATAAAAAATAACATTATGACAAAAGAAGATTTAATAAAAGCGTACGAGAGTAAGCTGGAGAAGTTGAAAAGAGAATTAAAACACTGTATAGAAATAGAAGCTTTCATTCCTGCGCACGATAGAGTAAACGAAATATTTTTAGTAGAGCAATTTTTAGAAAACTTAAACGAATTAAAATAATGAAAAAAGAAGAAAAGAAAGCAGGCGGTAAAAGAATAGGAGCAGGACGACCAACAAGCCACAGACACACAAAAGAATACGGAAAAATTCAAATTGAGTTTATGCCTAGAGAAAAATGGAATGAAATAAGAATTGAAGCCAAAAGAATTAGAGAAAATTGGGAAAACGAACAAAAAAATAAATAGTTATGGCAAAGACAAACTGCAAACAATGTTCTTTAAAATGCAAAACTAGCGATGTTTTTGATTGCGATAAATACCTATCTAAAGCAGACGAACCAGAGCGATTAAAAGCCGAAATAAGCGAACATTATAAAAAAGAGGAATATACACTAGCAAGAGATAAACAAAGGACTTTAGACGAGTTTAATTACGGTTCTATGGTTGGTAAAAAATAGAAATTATGAACAATAAAAATATATCACATTACTTCGACAAACAAGGAGATTGTTTAGCTGATAAAGATACTTATTTTGATATAGATGGAGATTTAATTGAATGGATTTTAATAGGTGAATATTATGCTTTATATCCCGCAAATAGCGATATTGTTAAAATGCATTATGCCGAAAGTTACGCAGGTGAAACAAAAAGTAATTATTCTGCTAGGACTTTGTTCTATAGAGCTTATTAACATGAGACGAGCGTACAGACCGAACCACCTAAGAGAAACAATTGCAAAGGAACAATGGAGACTTAAACAAGAAGCTAAAGAACTAAAAATATTAAACGATGAAAACGAGAAAAATAACAGAAGACCAAATTAAAGGAATCGAAAACGGAACAATAAATATAAAAGAATTGTTTAAAGATGTTTTTGAAGTAAAAATAGAAGTTAGTAAGGTTTATAAAAATTTAAAGACATTATTTTTATGCACAGGGTTTTCAGAAAATTTAAAGCCTTACGGATATGGTTTTTCTTGTGATAATTTATTTTTAGAAGATTCCCGTAAATATACTTGGGGCATTGATTTCGTTAAAGAAGCTACTACAAAAGAATGGAAAGATGCGTTGATTAAAGAAGCTGAAATGAGAGGTTTTAAAGAAAATGTATATGTAGCAGGGCTTGGTAATACACAAGACGGAAGGTTTCATTATAGTAGTGATTATAAAATACTATACTGTGGTAGTTTTGCCGTTTTTAATAAAGGTATTTGGGCTGAAATAATACCAACAATGACAATTAAAGAAGCTGAGGAAAAATTAAACTGTAAAATTGTGTAGTATAATTTGTTTTTTTAAAATTAAATCCATTTCTTTACGACTTCATAATAATATTTTTACCCTCCTAAAGTTATCATTCGCTTATGGAGGGTTTTTTATTTAAAATAATTTAATAAAAGTATTGTTTTATTCAAATGTATTCGTATCTTTGTAAAAGTAATAACAACTAAAAAATATATTATGAACTTCAGCTTAAAACCATAGGTAAATATCTAAAGACTGTTGTTGTTTGCTGGGCGGTTTATTAGCAATAATTTAATTTTAAAATAAAATGGAAAAGTCAAAAATACAGGTTGGGGGAATATATAAAACTAAAGGCGGATGGAATGCTTTTATTTACACACAAATTAACGGAAAACCTCAAGGTTGGTGTAAAGATAGTTTTGGTAATGAAGAATTATCTATGGGTACATGGGATGAAGATACTGGTAAATGTTTAAAAAGAGGTGATTCAACAAATATTATGAATACCGAACCTTACGATATAATTAGTTTTGAAAACGTATCGTATCCTTGCACATAACTGTCAGCTAGTCGAAGTGTTTTCGATTTTGACTATCGCAAGTTATAATCACATTACCCAATAAATATAACCTAAATTAATTTATAGGTTTTTTTATTATTTATATTAAATAGTTTTGTATCTTTCAATTTAAAGATTTTATTATATTATGGCAAGACCTAGCGAGTACAATTACGAGATGTGCGAGGATATTTGCGGCACTATAACCGCATACCCTTGTAAATATTGTTAATTATTAAATATAAAAGAGGAGGTAAACGTGAAGGATATGGAAGACCTAAAGGAATCAAAACAAAGATACTTATTATTCGTGTCGCTGCTGCTATCCATTACGAACTAAAAGCACTCGTTAAACGTAAATATTATGAGTATGAAAAGTACTCGTATCTTTGTACAAGTAATAACAACTAAAACAAAAATTATGACAACTACAATTTACGAAATGGTATCAACAGGAAATTACGATGAAAAAGCAATTACTAAGTTTCACGCCAAACAAGTAAAAGTTAATAATGGGAATATTGACTTAGCTGATGCAATGGTAAGAATGTATAAGCATAACTTCTTAATAAAAATTAAAAAAAAATATTAATTATGAAACATATAACCACTGGAATCTATAAAGATACTTTTCACTGTGAACATTATTACCCACCATTTAATAAAAAAGGAGTAATTGATAGATGTGTTTTTTGTAAAAGAGAAAAAGAAATAATATCTGCGGAAAGTGTTTTTAACAAAGAAGCTTATTTATTAGGTCAAAAAACAGAAGAACCAAACAAAAATCCTTTTTTTAAAAACACTAATAGTTGGTACAATTGGAATAGAGGTAAGAACGAAAGACTTATAAATAAAACAAAACATACACTTTAAACAAGTGTGTTTTTTATTTGGTTATTTTTAGTATATTTGTGATTAAAATATAGTGATATGAAATCATTAATTAAACTTTATGATTTATGAAAGAGGACGGAAGAAAGAACAACGGAGGTAATAAAAACGCAGGAAGAAAGCCTAAAGCAGACGAGATAAGAACTATTGAAACAATGGACGCTGTAATGGCACCAATTGAAGCGTGGCAAGCATTAGCTACTAAAGTTAAAGATGGTGACGTACAAGCTCAAAAAACATGGTTAAATTACCGTTATGGATTACCAAAGCAAATAGTAGAGCAAACAAATATTAATATAGAAGAAAAAGATTTAACCTCAGAGGAAATAAAGTTGATTAAAGATAATATAACCGTTAAATATTAGTATCTTTGAATCTCACCACAACTAACTTATTAATCCCTTTCGTTCGTGGTGAGCGTTTGGGATTTTATTCATTATGGAAGAATTTATAGAAATAAAAGGATATGAAGGTATTTATTCTGTTAGTAATTTAGGTAACGTAAAAAGAATTACTAGCAATAAATTATTAAAATTAACTACTTTTAAAAACGGTTACAATTATGTCAGTTTGTCTAAAGAGGGTAAAGTTACTAAATACACTATTCACGGATTAGTTGCTAATTCGTTTTTATGTCATATAAACGACGGAACAAATAAATTAGTAATAGACCATATCAATGCGGTAAAAACAGATAACAATGTTTTAAACTTACAATTAGTTACAAATAGAATTAATTGTTGTAAAGATAAAGATAAAAGTAATTGTACTAGTAAATATATAGGCGTAAGGCTTAATAAAGGTAAGTTTGAAGCTAATATAAGGTTAAAGGGTACTAGAAAGTATATAGGTCGTTTTGATAATGAGATAGATGCTTATAACGCCTATAAATTTGAATTAAATAAAATAAATGAGCTTAACTAATAACGAAAAGGTTTTAAAGGTTATGTGTGAGGAGGACTTTATGTTTTTCGCACGATATATCTATAAAGAAAATCACAATAGGTTATTTAAAAACGCTGAGCATTTAAATATAATAGCAAATAAATTAAGGGATGTTTTTGACGGAAAGTGTAAAAGGCTTGTCATTAACATCCCTCCGTAGCTTAGATACGGTAAGACAGAGTTAGCAGTTAAGTGCTTCATTGCTTACGGTTTAGCCATTAACCCACAATCAAAATTTATTCACCTTAGTTACTCAGACGATTTAGCATTAGATAATTCAAGTCAAACAAAGGAATATGTAGAAAGTGAATCATTCCAAAAGTTTTGGCAAATGAAGCTAAAAAAGGACGCTTCTGGTAAAAAGAAATGGTTTAATGAAAGTGGAGGCGGTGTATACGCTACTGCTTCGGGTGGTGCAATTACTGGATTTGGTGCAGGTGTAGCAGATAGTAAAATATTCAGTGGCGCAATTATAATAGATGACCCTTTAAAGCCAGATGATGCCAATTCTGAGGTAAAAAGAAGTGCAGTCAATGAAAGATACAACTCTACAATAAGAAGCCGTGTAAATGACCGTGATACGCCTATCATAGTAATTATGCAAAGATTGCACGAAGAAGATTTAAGTGGTTTTCTTTTAAATGGTGGTAGCGGTGAAGAATGGGAACATTTGTGTTTGCCCGCATTGGATGAAGAAAATAAACCGTTATGGGAAGAAAAGCACAACTTTGATGAATTAGAGCAGATTAGACAAGCGAACCGTTATAACTTTTCTGGACAATACATGCAAACTCCTTCACCTGCTGAGGGTGGTGAATGGAAAAAAGATTGGTTTCAGTTTGTAGATAAATCAGAAGTGCCAATAGGTAAATTAAAGTGGGAATTAATAATTGATGGTGCGTATACTAAAGATACAAAGAATGACCCTAGTGGTTTTCAAATTGGTGCTAAATGGGATAATAACTATGTTATTTGGTCTAGTATCGATAAATACTTAGAAATGCCAGAACTATTAAAATTCTTGCCTAATCATATTATTTCAAGCGGTCTTGACGTTGTAATGTCATTAGTAGAGCCTAAAGCTTCTGGAAAGTCTTTAGTTCAGTTAATTAGGCAACAGACAAAGTTAAATATATCAGAAATAAAAAGTACATTTGTAAATAGTTCTAAAATAGATAATGCACGTACTTGTTCGCACTTTATTGAAGGTGGTAGGGTTATATTGGTTAAAGGCGCTTGGAATGAAGCGTTTTTAAACCAAATAGCTATGTTCCCAAATGGTAAACACGACGAACACATAGATTTAACATGCTATGGTATAGAGCGTAATTTGATAGGTAGTGACTTTTTCTTTTTCTAAAATAAATACATAATATGGGTAATATAATTAAAGACTTTCTTAACTATAGAAAGAACGGACAGCAAGGAATAAACGCATTTAATCAAGCGTTTTATAGCTTGTTAGGTAATGGTTGGACTAAGTACGACAGTAACAAAGAAACGTATCTTGACAAAGGATATAACATTAATCCTGATGTTTACTCTATTATAAACAAACAATCCGTTAAAACAGTATCCGTTCCTTATGCTGTAAAGAAAGTAAAAGATAAAAAAGCATTAAATGAATTGAATAAAATTAAATTAGCGACTAAAGGGAACCTGTCTTACCATCAATTTGTAAAAAGTATTAAATTACAAGTCAAAGCCTATTCAGATGAAACGCTAGATTTTCCACTAGAACAGCCAAACCCTACTCAAACTTGGTCTGACGTGTTCGCATTATACAAAACATATATGAAAATATGCGGTGAGTTTTATATGTATTTTGTCGCACCAGAAGAAGGTATGAATAAAGGTGTACCGATGCTAGTTTATGTATTACCTTCGCATTTAATAAATATCGTGCTTAAAAAAGACGCAAACTTATTAGAAGATGAAAACCCTATTGACTATTATATTCTTACGCAAGGGCAATCATTTATACAATTCCCCGCTTCAAATGTTATACACGTTAAATACGCTAACCCTAACTTTGATATGCAAGGCTCTCACTTATACGGATTTTCTCCATTAAGAGCAGGTTTGCGCAATATTAACAGTCAAAACAGTATGATTGATAATAACATCAAAATAGGGCAAAATGCGGGTGCGTTTGGTTTTGTTTATGGTAAAGGAACGCCTTGGACGCCAGACCAAGCTACTGCAATGAAAGAGAAGTTAATCGAAATGGATAGAGATAACGGTCGTTTAGGTAAAATAGCGGGTGCTAGTGGTGAGGTTGGATTTCAAAGAATTGCATTAACTACAGATGAATTAAAGCCATTTGACTATTTATCTTGGGATAGAGAAACAATATGCAATGTACTTAATTTCCCTAAAGAGTTGTTAGGTTCTAAAACTTCGGGTGGTTTGTCTAGCAATGAATCTAGCGACGCAAGAAAAGACCTTATAACGAACGATATTCAACCAGACCTTACGCTATTACAAGACGCACTTAATAAGTCGTTTATTCCATTGTTTAAAGGTTATGAAGATGCTGTAATTGAATGGGATGTTAGTGAATTGCCAGAGATGCAAGATGATTTAGTTAAGCTATGGGAATGGGTTAAGGATTTCCCAATGACAGAAAACGAAAAGAGAGTAGCGTTTAAATACGAAACTTTAGACACTGATGGAATGGACGTTGTTTGGGTACCTAATAATAAAGTAAGAGTTGATGATGTCAGTGCAGGAATGTTTGATAATGCAAATAATATTTAATAATATATTTAAATGAATTGGGAAAAGCAACAAAGAATATACGAACGTAAAGCTTACAGAATCATTCAACGACACTTAAAAATGTTGTTGGGTGATTTACCTATTAATAACATCTCCGAGTTAACATATCCTTATATCGTTTCAGCTAGTATAACAGACGAAAAGATAAAAGCAATGTTGTTAGATGTTTATACGAATATCGGTTTTGATTACGCTAAAAAAGTCAATTCTACCATTGAAAATACAAAAAAAGATAATATTTTATTTAATGATGCTTTATTAAAAGAAATTTTACTATTTTTGACTAATAAAGGAGGAATTAAAATAACTTCAATTAAAGATACGTTAACAGAAAATGTTATTGATGCTATTAAGCAAGTTATAGGCGAAAATGGCACGCTAATAGATATTCAAAACGTAATTTATAATATAACAAGACGTTCACAATCATTTTATAAATGGCAAGCTTTAAGGATAGCTAGAACTGAAACAACATTTTCGGCTAACTTTGCAGCAATTGAAACAGCTAAGAATAGTACATTTGAAATTGAAAAGACTTGGATATCCGCAAAAGACGATAGAACAAGGCACGACCATTTAATTGAAAACGGTAAAAAAGTTGATTTTGACAAGCCGTTTAAACTTGACGATGGTACTTTAATGATGTTTCCAGGCGATACAGATGCACCTGCTAAACAAGTTATTAACTGTAGATGTACTGTAGGATTTAAAGGTAAACGTGATGCAGATGGATTTTTGATAATGAAAAAACAATAACAATATGGATTATACAGTAGATTATATTAAAACAGGATTAGCACATCAGGATAGAGTTATTGATGAAGTTACAGAACTATCCAAAAAACTTACAGATTTATCTAAGTTTATTTATGAAAATAAATTTTTCTTAAATTTAGATATTGAAGAGCAAAAAAGAATGATTAGACAATCGGTTTTTATGGAACTTTATTTTGGAGTATTGTGCGAAAGAATTAATAACTTTTAATAATAACAATATGGAGTTTAAACAACTATCGTATAATTTGAAAGAGTTAGACGAAAAAAAAGGAGTGGTTACGGCTTATGCTAACGCTTACAATTTTGAAGATTCAGATAAAGATATTTCTGCTTACGGCTCTTTCAATAAATCAGTAAGTGAAAACTTCAAAAGAATAAGAGTGTTAAAAGACCATAACCCTACTATGATGGTAGGTGTCCCTTTAATTATAGATACTAAAGATACTTATGGATTGCTTACAACTACTCAATTTAACATGAATAAACCGTTAGGTAAAGATATGTTTACAGATGTGCAATTAATGCATGATAACGGCTTAAATGCGGAATTATCTATAGGTTACCAAGTTTTACAAAGAGACCAAAAGAACAAAAGCATTATTACAGAATATAAGTTAATGGAATATTCTTTTTTATCTTCTTGGGGTGCAAATGAACTAAGCACGGTACAAGGGATTAAGTCTATTAAAAGTGCTTACGGAATATTAGAACTTATTGAAAAATCATACAATCTAGATTACTCTGATAACAGATTAAGAGAGATTGAACAACTATTAAAAGCACTATCTAAAGAGCCGCAAGAAGAAAGCACTCCAAACGAACAGCCGCTTATTGACGCAATTAAAAACTTTAGAAAAACACTAAACTAAAACAAAACAATGGAAGATTTTACAAAAGAATTAGAAGGATTAAAAAACGATATCCTTAAGAACTTTGAAACTAAGTCAAAGACTGATATTCAAGACGCTTTAAACGCATTTGAGGCTAAATCAGAAGGTAAGCACAAAGAAGATATTATCGCTTTGAAAAGTGAATTTGAAACTAAATCAATGGCTATGCAAGCTCATTTAGATGGTTTAGACGTTCGTTTACAAAAAGCAAAAGGAGAACAAAAACTTGAAACTAAAACATTCAATCAAATTTTAGGTGATGTTATTAAGGAAAATGCAGAAGCTATTAAGTCATTTAGAAAAGGTGATGATTTAGCACTTGAATTAAAAGCAGTTGGTGATATGTCTATTGCTGCTAACTTTCCAAACTCTACACCTTTTAACCAAGACGTTAGAAACGCAATTATTCAAAATCCTTACGACCGTGTTTGGTTATCTGATTATTTACCACAAGGTAGTACAACTAAAGGTTCAATTATCTATCCAAAAGAAAACGGTGGAGAAGGTGGAGCTGCAACTTGGGTAACTGGTTCGGGTTCAAAACCACAAATGGATTTCGATTTAACATCACAAAGTTCATTCGTTAAATGGATTGCAGGACACGTTATCGTTGACCGTGAAATGTTAGATGATATTGATTGGGTTGCTTCTTACATTCAGTCTAAAATGCTTATTTCTTTGAAAGTAGCTGAGAATGATTTCATCTTAAACGGTACTACAGATGCAAACCCAGTAACAGGATTATTAACTGCTGCTACTGCTTACAACGGAACATACACTGCTGCTGTAGATAAAATTGTAGATGCTGCTTACGGACAAGTTCCAGAGGAAACGTTTGAGTTTTATCAAGGTAATACGGCTATTTTAAACGTACGTGATGCAGTTAAAATTGGATTGAATAAAGCAGGAGGTTCTGGCGAGTATGATTTACCAGCAGGAACTGTTATGTTTGAAAATGGAGCTTTAAGAGTTGCAGGATTAAATATGGCGACAACTACACAATTACCAGCGGATAACTTCTTAACATTTGATAGAACAGCTACTTTGTTAGTTAACAGATTAGCACCTGAGTTAAGAATGTTTGAAGATGCTACTTTAGCTAAACAAAACAAAGTAATGTTTAGAATTGAGGAAAGAATTACGTTGGCTATCTTTAATGATAACGCTATTGTAAAAGGTTCTTTTGCTACAGTATAATTAAACATTTATATTAAATTAAAAACCCGATGCATTAAGTTGTATCGGGTTTTTTTAGTTATTTAATAATCCTTTCTTTAGCAATTTCAAAATATTTATCATCTTGTTCAATGCCTATAAAATTACGGTTTGTATTTACACAAGCCACTCCAGTTGAGCCACTACCCATAGTAAAATCCAATACCGTTTCGTTTTCGTTGGTATATGTTTTTATTAGATATTCCATTAACCCTATTGGTTTTTGTGTTGGGTGTAATCCTTTCTTTTCTGACCTTGTATTATAAAATACAATGCTCTCTGGTTGTTTAGTATCGTAAACTTTTTTATTATATTCTGGCTTTGCACAATGTAAATTAGACGCACCTTTTTCGCTTCTATTTTTACCCATAGTAATTGGCTTATCTCTTTTTGTTAATTGTGGGTAGTAATTATGGCTTTCAATACTAAATACACAAATATCTTCGTGTATTTTTTGAGGTTGATATTTAGACAAAGAAAAGTTTCCTGCAAATCTTTTATTCCATATCCAACAATAACGAAAACCTTTAGGATTACTCATGATTAAGTTACTTGTAAAAGGTTGTGAACCAAATAAAACAATCGCCCCTTTAGGCTTTACTACTCTATTTAACTGCTCCCACATTAAATCAAAAGGAATAACTGAATCCCATTTACAAGCCGTTGTACCATAAGGCGGGTCTGTAATAATTGCGTCAACGCTTCCATCTGGAATCAACTTCATTAATTCTAAACAATCCCCTTTTAATAATTGTATTTTTTCTGTAATTTTCATATTTAATTATTTGTTAAATAATAGCATAGATTTTGTAATTCATGAACGTATTTTAAATACTTTATACCATAAAAATAATTAAATATAAAATGATTGTCAATAACTTCTATTTTAATGCCTTTTCTTTCGAAAACATATGTTTCTTGGTCGTATGTAAAACCTAATTTTAATAGCCAATTTTCAGTTAAAGTTATTGGATTCCAATTTTTTAGCATTACATAATCTTTATAAATTATATCTACCTCATATTCTAAACCACTTGGAAATTGAACATAATTACCAATTCTTAATTCGTTTGCTTTCATAATATTTATTTTTAGTGTTTCGCTTTTTTGTTGATACAAATATACAACTTAATTTGAATTACACAATAGTTTTATAAAAATATATTTATTTTATTTTGTTGTATTATTTTTTGTATATTTGCTTTGTAATCAATATTTAATACTATGGAAATTAAGATAATCAAAGACCATCACGCATATAAACTAGATGATGTTGTAAATATACCAAATGAACAAGCTAATTATTTAATTAGATGTGGAATAGCAGTAGAATATATTGTTAAGAAAAAAAGCAAAAAGTAATGAGTTATTTAGATGTCATATCATTAGAACGTGCTAAAAACTATCTTAGAATAGATGAAGATTTAACAGAAGATGATTCTGAAATTACATCTATGATTAATGCTAGTTGTATGCACATTGAAAAGAGAACTAATCATATACTATATGCTAGAGATAAAGATTATAAAGGAGTTTGTCAAGTAAAAGTATATGACTATCCAATTAATTCTATTGTAACAAGTCCAGAGCCGTTTAATTTAGATTATGCAATGTTTAGTATATTTCCGAATGACAAAGCGGTAACTTTGAATGTAGGTTATGAAGCAGGAGAAGCACCAGATGATTTAATACAAGCGTGTTTACAAATGATTGATGTTTGGTATTATTCAAGCGAGAAACAAGTCAATACAACGTTAATACCTATGTCAGTTGTTGAGGTTGTGGATATAAATAGAAGGTTTATTTAATTAAAAATTATTATTATGAAAAAATGCACATTAAAAGTGAATGAATTTGAGTATGTTCAGTATCTAGAATGGGGTGATGAGTTTATTCTTCATTTATTAGATTTTAAAGGTATTGACTACAATTATGAATGTGGCGGTATATTTTTTTATGACAAAGATGAAAATTGTACTTTTATAGCTGATAAAGGAGATTATATTATTTTCTTAAGAAACAAACAAGTTGATGTGGTGAAAGAAAAAGTATTTAATAATCTGTATAATACAATATAAAATGCGAGCGAGAGAATATACACGAAAGATAAAGATATTTGAAACGGAAACTATTTCGGATGGTTTCGGTGGGAATATAGCACAAGATGTTTTAATAGGCTCTTATTGGGCAAGAGTTAAACAAAACTCAGCTTATAAAGATAATTCAATTGGTAAATCTGATATTAAAAAGAATTACACGTTTAACATTAGAGCGAACGATAAAATAACAATCGAACCAACTGAAAATAATCTATCTATAGAATATAAAGGAGTTAAATATTTTGTAAACGATATTCGATACAGTGATGAACTATTTAGATTTATAGATATAACGGCAAACGCTAATTAATAATGGCTAGAAATACAAATATAAATCAAGTAATAAATAGACTTAGGAATGAAGTCGCTAATATAACAGATGAAATAGAAGCAGTTACTAGAGATAATGCATATTTAATAGAGCAAAAATCAAAGCAACTTGCACCTAAAAACTTCGGTAAGTTGGCACAGAGCATATCTAATTATAAAAGTGGAGAACTTCAATATACCATTACAGTAAATGAAACTTACGGTGCTTATATGGAATTTGGAACAGGAACTAAAGTTCAAGTTCCAAACGATTTTAAAGAAATAGCAGAATCATTTAGAGGTAAGTCAGGAGGTACTTTTGACGAAGGCTTAGAAAGTATAAAAGCTTGGTGCAGAGCTAAAGGAATCGATGAAAAGGACGCAAAATGGATTTTTATAAACATACTCAGAAACGGTATAGACCCTCAACCATTTTTATACCCTGCTTATGTTGAAGGTAAAGAAAGATATTTAAACGATTTAAAAGCTTTATTAAGAAGAAATCGTTAAATTAGCAGAATAAAAATTATTATTATGAAAAAACTAAATAGCATACTAAAAGAAGCAAACACAATATTTTTAATGTTAGCTAAAATAATGATTCGTTAATGGCAATAATTAACCCAGATAAATACGTAAGACTATCAGTTTACACGAAATTAAATAATATCGTTGTAGATGGTAAAATTATACCTTGTTATGACACACGTGTAACTGGTAATAGTTCGATTAAGCATTATATTTTAATGACTTCGCAAACTAAGAATGTAGACAAGGCGACAAAGTGCGGTAATCGTTGGGACACGTCATTATTAATTGAAATATATACTAGCTATCCAACAAGTGGGAATACAGGCTCTAGAGTGTTTTTAAACAACATAGAAGAAGCGGTTTACAATTTATTAGATAACATATCAATTAATAATTTTGAAGTCGTTAAGCAAACATTAAATACAGAACAAAGCAACTTAGAAACAGTTACAAATACAGAAAACATCTTTCGTTCATTCGTGAGATTAAATTTAACACTAATATAAAACAATAAACAAATGGCATTACCAATTAAAGGAGAAGTAGGGATTATATCTGTCTACGATGGAGCAATTTTTAGACCAGTAGCGTGTCTAACATCAAACAGCCTTAGTGCTACAGTATCGGTTATAGAATCGAATACAAAATGTAATCCTGGCGTTACAATTAAACAAGGAGGAATGTCTAATTATAGTATTCAAGCCGATGGTGAGTACATTGATACAACCTCAGTTGGTGGGGAAACTACTAAAGCATCTCACGACTTTTTATTCAAAAGATTGCAAACTAAAGAAATGCAAATTTGGAAATTAGATACAGGCGTGGTTGGTGCTACTTACTACGGTAACGGTATCATTTCAGATTTATCTTTAGACCAAGGAGCAGGTGACGAATTAAGTACTTTTTCTATGACAATTGACGTATCAGGCGAAGTTGTATTTACAGACCCAACAGTATAAAACTATGAACAATAAAATAAATTTATTAGATATTGATTTTCATTTCGGAATCGGTTTTTTATCTACTTTATTAGAAGGTACAGGCTTAAACTTAGTTGATTTAGGTAAAACAGAAGATGCTATATTGATTCCTAAGTTGATGTACTATTCACGTGTTTACGCTACACAAAGAGAAGGTAAAGAGGTTGATTTTAATATGGGTGATATATTCGACTTAATCGACAATAACGGCGGTATTGGTGGCGAATTTTGGAATAGTTTCTCATTAGCTTTTAGTGCATCAATGCACAAAGACGTACCGAAAGACGAAACTAAAAAAAAAGCGACGGTAAAAAAGTAGATTTCTCAAAAGACGTAATCTCATTTGCATTAGGCGAACTTGGAATTTCTGATATTAGATATGTATATGATATGTCTTTTGCAGAGTTTCAGATTCGCCTATTTGCGTATGAACGTATGCAACTTAAAGAATGGGAAAAAACAAGATTTATTGCTTGGAGTGCATTTATTGGTAGCCATCAAGACCCTAAAAAATCACCTAAAACAATTGATAAATTTTTACCTTTAGGAAACAAACCAAAAGCAAGCGTAACAGAAGAACAAAGACAAAGATTTTTAGAAGTTACAGAACAATATTTAAAAGAAAAAAACTATGGCAGGACTTAACATACCTATAGGGGCAGATATAACTGATTTAGAAAATCAAATTTCAGTTGCGGAAAGACAGCTTAGAACACTAGAGCAAAGGAGAGAAACTAGGGTTAGATTAGGGATGGATACTTCTAATATAGACCAAAGGTTATCAGCTGTAAATTCAAATTTAAATACACTTAGAAATAACTTAAATAGTACTACACCGTCTTTAACAAATTTCAATAGACAAGCAGGTAACGGTGGTAACACCCTCATGCAATTCTCACGTATTGCGCAAGACGCACCGTTTGGAATAATGGGTATAGGAAATAACCTTACCGCAACTGCCGAAGCTTTTTCTCATTTAAGCAGAACTTCTGGTGGCGCAGGAAATGCTTTAAGGTCTGTAGCTTCTTCATTATTAGGTAGCGGTGGTATATTATTAGCGGTTTCTTTGGTTACAACCGCTTTAACTATAATGAGCCAAAACGGTATAACTGTTGGCGATGTATTCGACAAGCTAACAGGTCAGTTTGACGAAACGGCTAATTCTATTAAAAAGATAGGTCAAGAAGCAACAAAAACCGCAGGAGAAGAAATTTCATCAATAAATTCGTACTTATCAGTAGCTAAAAATAGAGAATTATCAGATAAACAAAGATTATTAGCAGTAAAACAATTGCAAGATGCTTATCCAGCATATTTCGGTAATCTTACAAAAGAACAAATATTAAACGGTAAAGTAGGCGATGCAGTAAGAGATGTGTCAAAAGCATTGAGAGAAAGAGCTATAGCCTCAGCATTAGACGGAAAACTAGGAGAACAAGCTGTAAAACGTTTAGAATTAGAAGAAAAAAGAGAAAAAGCTATATTATTTATTCAACAATCTCAAAAAGCATTAAAGGATAAAATAAACGGTAACGGCTCTATTTTTACAAATGAAGAAGGGCAGTTAGAAATGGCTGGTAAACTTTACAAGTCAGTAGTTAAAGATATATTAGCACTAGATGCCGTATCTAAGAAATACAGCGATAGAGCTTCTAAAGCAACCGAGAAAAGTATTGATTTATTACAAGAAGAAGAAAAAGCAGCAGGAAAAGCAAAAACTAAAAAAGTAAAGTTACCAAATAACACGCCACAAACTCCAGAATTAGATGTATTGTTAAAACCTATTGGGTTAGCTGATACTTCAAATGTAGGGTTAAATAATGGAACTAAAGACCAATTTGGAAACCAAAATCAATCTTTCGGTGGTGCTGAATTTGCAATAGCTAACATTAAAGCAACTACACAAGCTGTAAGTGAAGAGACCGCATTAATGCAAGAATTGATGTTGGGTTTTAATGAAAACATGAATAACATAATAAGTGATTCTATTGCTAGTACCTTCATGAATTTAGGTAGTGTTATTGGTGAAGCATTTGCAAATGGTGGTAATGCGTTAGAAGCTGCGGGAGGTGCTTTATTAGGTGATATAGGTGGTTTATTGTCTGCTATGGGTGGAGAATTAATTAAGTTAGGTACTGCTGCTATATTAGCTGGAACGGTTACAAAAACATTCGGTTCTATATTAGGTATTGGTGCGGGTATTGCTGCCATTGCGGGTGGTACTTTATTAAGTGCTGCGGGTTCGGCTATTTCATCAAAAGCAAATAAATCTGTTAGCGGATATGACGGTCAAGGAGGTGGATTATCAACAGGAGCAAACTATTCTACTCCAAATACTTCAAATTATGGAACATCTAGCTCTAGCGGTGGAACAGTAGTGTTTGAGATTAGCGGACAATCTTTAATAGGTGTGTTATCAAATACTTTAGATAAAAATTCACGTTTAGGTGGTAGTTTATCGATTGGTAATTAAAAATAATTAAACCTTTGCATTAGTTTGTAAAGGTTTATTTTGTTTAAAATAGTTTGTAATTCAAAATATATTAGTATATTTGCGTATGTTTAATTTAAAAAATAGAAATGTTATGAAAGAAAATTTAAAACCAACTTTAGAAGAAGTTAAAGAGTATTTTAAAGATGCTGAGATTGTAGAGTGTATAAGTAATAGTATAGATGTATGTATATCTAAAAATGTACAAAGAGAAATACATTATGAGAATTATGATTATTGGGTAGAAGTTGTAGGTTATAAAATTAAAAATGTTAATTTATGGAGCGAAAAAATAGGCTACGCAAAAATAATTAAATACAAAGAAACAATGAATTACAAAGAAGTTATTTTATCAGAAAGACCTAAAGACGAACAAGTTTATTTAGATGATTTGAATTATGATAGTATTGTGGGATATATTACCGATGAAGGAGATAAAAGGATGATTAGGTATTACGGAGACACTTTATTTTCTCTTAGTGACGAATCAAAAATAATGGATAAGTTGGCAAGTACAAGAGTAAAAGAGTTTTTTAAATGGAATGTTGAATTTATAAATAAAATATACACATTCAACACGGTAAAAGATTGCTATAAATGGATGGCAGAATAATAATTTTTACTATATTTGAATAAATAATTCTATCACTAACTAAAACCAAAGGAGACCAAAATCTAAGCCATTATGCAATTTGTGTAATGGTTTTTTTTGTATCTTTGAACCTATGGCAAAAAAGATTATAATATCGTTTGATAATTTACCAAATATTGGTAACGCATTCAGCTATACTATTTATATTAATGGTATAAAAATAATATATAATAGCGGTGTAGATATTGTAGCGACTTATTTTAAGAACAGATTAACGCCTGCTGAACCACCACAATCAATACAATTAAAAGACACGTTAAACGAGGCTATTTCAGAAGCAGTTTATACACTAACTACTTACTTTCAAAATCAATCAATAAGCTATAAAGTTATTGGCACAAGTATTGAAATTTTAGTAAATGCAGATAATGTTAATATAGAGTTATTAGGCAGTAACGAAAACATTACTTTAACTCAAGAAGAAGTAGTTACAACTTTAGGACTTAAATATTTAGTTGAATATAAAAATATAGTTGGGGATTTATACAAATGCCAAATACTACAAAAAAACTATGTTGGTGATTCTAAAGTTATTTTAGGTGACATTATTATTGATAAAAGTTCAAGTAAAGACCATTTAGAGCCTATAAGAGGAACAGGAATAACTTTAAATTTACTCGCTACTAAAGACTTAACCTTAGAAGATTTGTACACGGAAGATGAACAAGAATTTACCGTTAAGCTATACAAAAATAATAAAATATACTTTGTTGGTTACTTAAAGCCAGACGGTGTATTTCAAGATTACGTTAACGAACAATGGTACATTACTTTAGATTGTATTGATGGCTTAGGAGCGATTAAAAACCTATCTTTTGTAAAAGAAAACGGTACTTACTACGTTGGTAAAATGACAGTAAGCGAAATTATATATATTTGCTTAAGAAGAACAGGAATTTTATTAAATATAAACACTTCTGTTAATATAATCTATGAAGGTTTATCACAAACTGATTCTTTAGATATTTTTACTAAAATAAATTTTAACACTGACAGATTTGTTAAGACAGACAATCAAACTATAATGTCATGCGAAGAAGTTTTAACATCTATTTTAGATATATTTTGTGCAGTTATAACGCAAAAAGATGGTGAATGGTATATCTATAAACCTAACGAATTATATTTAAATAGCACACCTTTATTTAGACAATACGATAGTTTAAATAATTACTTAGGTATTAAAAAAGTAGATTTAAGAAGTAGATTAGGTTCACAAATAGATAACTTTTATCCTCACCATTCAAACTCTAACCAAAAGATAACTATTAAAGGAGGGGTTAACGCTTTTCGTTTAGCTTATCAATACGGATTTTTGGAAGGGTTAGTTAATAATAATAACCTACAACACGGTGCAAGTGAAAATTATGATAAATGGGTAACTAATCCTGCACAATATAATTATCTTACATTAGGTGGTTATATACCTAGTATAATAGTTAACGACCCTATTTCTATAAACGGTGTTAGAATGTTACCACTATTGTTTAACTTTGCTACTCCTTTAGTTATTTTAACAAACGAGAATATACCATTACTTAAAGGGGATTCTTTTAGTTTTAAAACTTCTGTTTTCTATCCTTATAGTGATGATATATTAAATTTTACAGACCCTATTTTCTTTAATTTTAGAGTTAAAATAGGTGATTATTTTTTAAGTGAAGATGGAAAGTGGTATCAGCAAGGTCAAATAGGAAATAATTATTTGACTTTTTCAGTAGTTGGAGACCAAACAATTGAAGTAAATGCAGAGCCTTTGCCAATTAGTGGTAATGTAGTTGTTGAAATACTAGCAGTAAGTTATAATGAAATAGATAGAAACAATTTATTTTTAGCGACTGTTAAAAGCGTGGACATAATTAACAATTCACAAATAAATCCTAAACAAGGTGAATTTCACACAGTTGAAAGACAAAATAAAATTTCATCTATTATTAAAGAAAATAAAGAAGTTTACAACGGTGATAATATTGGTATTGTTTTTTACGGTGCGATATTCAAAGAAAACAAAGACGATTTAACAACGGTTTGGCAAAGAAAAGGAATAACAGAAAGTAAAACAATACTTCAAATATCAGCAGAAGAAGAATTAAGAATTTCGCAGAAACCATTAAAAATATTTAATGGCTCAGTTTACGGATATATTGACTATCTTACAATATGTGATATTAAGAATATAGGAAATAAATTTATGCCTATAGATTGGAGTTATGATACTAAAAACAACATTACAAACGTTAGTTTTTTAGAATTATACGCACCCGAAATAGCAGATATTAAATACACATTAACATACGATTACGGAAATGATACAGTTAAACCCACCATCACAGGATAGCATATGGATTTTACATTAGGAGAGGATAGATTATTGTACATAAAAATAAACGGCAACTATATTCCAGTTGGTTGTTTAACAGATAGTTCTATTTCAGAAGGTAGCAACTTTATAGATACAATGACAAGAGATAATGAAGGTTGGGATACTTCACGCCCTATAAGTCAATCTTATAGCATATCTTTTAACGGATTGCAAGTTAACACGACCTTAGCTGGAGGTAATTTTAATATCGCTTCTTACGATAAACTAAGGGATTTAAAGAGAAGCGGGACGTTATTAGAGTGGAAATTACAAGGCGATAAATATCCTTTAGTAGATTTTGGAAGTTTTTACATTGATAACATTTCAGATAGCGAAGTTGTAGGCGAATTACTTTCATTTAGCGTTAGTGCTAGAGGCTACGGAAAACCACAACAAATAGGATTAGCTTCTGTACTACTTAACAATGGAGACCCTAACGTTATAGTAAACAACGGACAGCCAGACATTTTAATCAGAATAGGCGAAAACTAAAATATATATAATATGGCAATAGACCCACAATTAATTACAACAGTAAGTGTTGACGAATTACCACCATCACCATTTAACCTAGATGATAAATTAGCTCATTCTATAGGTGGCGATTTATACAGCGGAACAGTAGAAGATTTAGTTAATATCATTCGTTTAAATTCAAATTCTTTTCAGTATGAAATCAAAATGTTATCCGTTACTAATCAATATGTTTTAGATAACTTTGACAGCACTGGTTTAGGTAAAAATCTATGCTTAGGTTGGGCAATATGTAACGGAAACAACGGAACAGATAACGATGACGGACGTATGTATATGGCTTACGGAACGACTAACAACGTTTTAAAACAAACAGGAGGAAGCAAAGATGCGGTTATTGTAGAACACACACATTCAACTAGAATTTCAAACGCTACAGGTAGCAATACAAATACTATGACTGCCACAAATGGTGGAAGTAATGGAGGAACAACCTCAAATAATGGAAGCGGAATAGTTAGCGTTTCAACAACAGGAGTAAGCGGAATAAACAAAAACTTACCACCGTTTAAAGTAATATTAGCAATTCAAAAATTATAAAATATGGCAGATATAATTAGCGTTAGAGTAGGTCAATTACCTAATGAAGTATTTAATTTAACGGATAAAATACCGCACGAAATAGGTTCAGAACTTTATAGCGGAACAGTAGAGCAATTAGCTGATTTTATTTCAGCTTATGCGAGTACTACTATAGGAGTAGGTTTTAGAGCAGTTAGTGTTGCAGATGGTCAAACATTACCAACAACAGATAAACAAGAGTTTATTTTAGTGGGTAAAGGAACGTATCCAAATGTGAACGGAGGTCAAACTTTAGTTTTAACAGAAGAATTAAATGCGTTGATTTCAAACGGTTCTTTTTGGACTATTGGTGTAGAAATACCTATTGATTTAGAACTTTCAGGAATTACACAAAATATTCGTTCGGGTTATTTAGAAACCGCACCAAGTGAAAATTCAGTTTATAACGCACTATCTTTAAAGTTAGATGTCGCTAATTTACCAAGTCATAACGAATTGCAAGGTTTAAATAGTGGAGATTTTCAACATTTAACATCTACTGAGAAGGCTAATTTAGAATTTATAACTAATAAAAAAGATACGGTTACAAATTCAAGTACTGATTATACTTCGGGTAAAGCGGTAACAGATTCTTTATTATTAAAAGAGGACAAGGCTAACAAGGGAGTTGCAAATGGGTATGCAGGACTAGATGATAATAATAAGTTTTTTTTAGATAATGTGCCAGAAGCTCTATTAGGTTCAGTTAACTATAAAGGTAATTATAACGCTTCAACAAACACACCAGCTTTACCTACGCCAAAAACAAGCAACAAAGGCTGGTATTATACTATTAATGGAGAAGGAACTTATTTAGGTATATCTTATAAAAATGGAGATTGGATTATTTCTAATGGTGTGATTTGGGATAAAGTACTTAATAACAACAACGTTACAAGCGTAAACGGTAAAGTTGGTGCGGTTGTTTTAAGTACCGCAGACGTAGCAGACACAACCGACAAACGCTACCAGACAGACGCACAGAAAGCTAATAATGATGCAACTAGTTCTATTCAAACGCAATTGAATGATAAAGTTAGCGGGAGTGGGGTTAGTGGGCGTGTTTCTTTTTGGAATGGTGCAAAATCTCAAACAAGTGACGGAGGTTTATTTTGGGATAATACTAATAAAAGATTAGGGGTTGGAACTTCTACACCTAGTAAATCTTTTGAATTAAGTTACTCTGGCTCAACAAATGGTTTTGTGTCAAAAAATACAGGCGGAGGTTATGCTAATATAGACATAGAATCTAATAGGGGATTGTTAGGGTCTCCTATAGGTGGATTAAGATTTAAATCAACCTCTGATTCTTTTACTTCCTCTGAAATCTCAGCATTAATCGGAGGAGGGATACAATTCTGGTTTAGTGATGGAACTTTTAATCCTACTAAGAGAACATCTTTTTTTAATAACGGAAATGCTTCTTTTGGAAGTGATACAGACAACCTAACAGACAAGCTACAAGTCAACGGAACAATCTCAGCATCACCCGCAACACTATCTAATCAAGTGGTTGTTAAGTCGCAGTTAGATGCAATAACTGTAGCAGATGCAACAACAACGGTTAAGGGTAAACTAAAACTAGCGGGTGATTTAGGTGGTACGGCTGATTTGCCTACAACGCCAACGGCTTTGCATAAGACAGGGAATGAGACTAAAACAGGTCAGTTAAAATTACAAGGAAATCAAGGAGATACATTTAATCTACTTCAAATATCATCTGGCTCAACTAGCGGGTCTGCAATTAATATAATTACTCAATCTAACGACAACACAATAGACATATTGCATCAAGGGATAGGGGATGCGATATCAATTAATGATGGGAACATAATAGAAAAGAAATACTTTCACGCAAAAAATTTCGGTCAAACTAAAGCGTACATAACTAATTTAGGTAAAATAGAAGGAACATCACACGTAAAATCAGGCGCACCTACAACTAACTTACTTTTAGCGGGTGGTGGGGATATTGCTCAGAGCAGTTTTGCTACGTCATCAACTGTTAATTTAAAACAAAATTTACCTATTAAGAAAAGCGCAAATTTTACGGCTGCAATTAATGAGTATTATGTTGTTACAGCTGATAATGTTAATATCACATTACCCGCAACTAGCACTAAAGGAGACGGTTTTATGGTTTTGTGCATAGGCGATAACGTAAGTATAGGAGGTGATGATTATTACAAAACAGGAGAATTAATATATGTTTATAATTTTGGAGGCTATTGGTTATCTCAACCTATCACTTTCGACCCGAGAGATTTTGCTGCCGTTTATGATGGCGTAATTCAAGGTGATAATATTAATTTAAATGGAGTGCCAACTTACACAACTGATGTTTTAGCCGATGCAGATACGGCTTTAAATAGCGGTGAATTTTACAAACTAACAGGCTCTAGGGCTATTTTTCAAAAACCGTAATGAAAAAACTAATAAATTTTATAAAAAGTTTATTCAATAAAAAAAGTGAGTTAGTCTATTCTTACACTAAAAGGACTAACTCACAAATTGAAATTGAATTATTAGACTTAATTAATGTGTATCGTATTGGTTTAGACTTACAAATTTTAAATCCAAACGAATTAATTAACGATATAAGCTATCGAAATACCCAGAGAATGTTATCTAGTGGATTTAATCATAACGGAGCAGTAGAGCGATTTAATGAGGTTAGAAAGGTTTTCAATTCAATATACGAAGCTGAAATTTTAGCAAAAGACTTTACGACTGCTAAATCGGTTTTAAATGGATGGATAAAAAGCGATTCACATAATAAGCAAATGACTAAACCAAATATTAACCAAGTTGGCATATCATTTGAAAATAAAATAATATCGGTTATATTCGCAGAAATAAATTAACAATTAAATAAATAACAGAAATGAAATTAAACAAATCTCAAGTGATTAGCTGGCTTATAACAATAGGAGCTACTTTTAGCACGGTTTACGGATTTATTCAAGGTAATATGGGGATATTAACCGAGTTCGGAATAGACCAAAAATGGGCGCAATTGATAATGTTAATAGGTCTTATCGCAACTGCTTTAAGTTCAAGCTTAGCGAAGGAAACTAAACCAGTAGAAATCAACTCAATCTTAGGAAGTTCAAGCGCACCAGCATCAAAAGATGAAAAGTAGTATTCAAAGGTATCTAGCTGAAAATGTTAGATACCTTATTTTATACGCCTTAATGCCACTATCTGAGATAAAATCAATATTTTATTACTCGGATATTAAAGTTAGATATTCGTTGTTTTCAAGCGAAACAAAATACTTGTGTAATGTTCTTGAGGATTATTCAAATATAATTATAATTGGAGTGTTATGCTATTACGTTGTTTTTGTAAAAATTAACAACAAAATACGAAATATATTCCTATTTTTGTTTATAATTAATGCGCTTGACCTAGTATTTATTGGATTGATGGCAAATTATTTATATCTTTTAAAATTACCCATAACAGCAGTAATATACAGCCGATGCCGATGCAGACAATCAAATCAATTTTTAACGCGATAAATTACATTTTCTATGTGTTTTATAGCTTTACAATTATTGATGTTGTTAAGAAAGTTACTTTTGGCGAGTTCTATTTGTCAAATGCAACTAATTTAGTTCAGTTTGGACTTACTGTTATAGGTTTGTTTTTTGGGTATTACAAGCTTTTAGCCTACAAAAGAGATAGTAAAATAAAGAGCGAAATATTAGAGCAGGAACTAATCGCTAAGAAAAACGCTAATTTCGAGCTGAATTGGAAACGTGAGTTTTTAGACTTAGGCAATAAATTGGAGGACTTGGGAAAAACCGATTCAAAATAAAATAACTATATTTACAAAAAAAAATATTCAATGGCTTTACCAGTTCCAAATTTTATAGATAGAGACGCCACCACCATTATTTCAGAAATGGTTGCAGATTACGAGGTTAGAACTGGGCGTGCGCTAGAGCCTGCACAAGTTGAAACGCTTCTAATTAATGCATTCGCTTACCGTGAAT